AAGAAGTTATAGTAACAGATTGGAATTCTGATCTTCCTGTTGACCATTTAACTCGACTAGACAGTAGAATTAAAATTATTACTGTCCCCGGAGAACCATATTTTAATCAACCTCAACCACTAAATTTAGCAGCATCTTTAGTTAAAAGTAAGTCTATTTTAAAGTTGGATTCTGACACTGTTATGAATCCATATTTTAATTTTTTCGATCACCATACTATTGATGACAATTCATTCTTAACTGGTACTGACGAATCCTGGCATTTTACTAATTCTAAATTAGATCCAAAACATGTCTATCAAAACTACAAATACCTTAAACCCTTGTGGGGTACTTTGTACATAACAAAAGAAAATTACTTCAAGATTGGTGGATATAATGAAAATATGAACAAATATGCTGCTTGGGAGGATACTGAAATTTATGAAAGACTTTTACTGTTGGGTCTAAAACACGTAAACATCAAATTCGATAAGAAAACACTCTTTTCATTACCACATTTAACGAAAAAAAGGGTAGAAGAGTTCCAGGCTTATAAAGAAAACAAATACCTAGAATTAACAATTAGAGAACATCTTAAAAAATATAATAATGTTGATGATGATAATGTAGTACACAAGTTAATTCTAGAAAAACACAATAGAAAAAACTACAAAAAGTACAAATTAAAAGAGAATACTGGTTACTATGTAAAACCTGTGGTAAAATGGTCTATAGAGCAAACTTCCCCTCAACATTACATTGCTCAAAAAATACACAATAAATAAATTATATTGAAATTCGTAAACTAAATGGCGACTTATCCTGTTATTAATAAATCCACTGGTGAACAGAAAGAAGTGATCATGAGTGTTCACGACTGGACTCAGTGGAAGAACGATAATCCAGATTGGGAGAGAGATTGGAGTGATCCAGCAACTTGCCCCAATTCTGGTGAAGTAGGCGAGTGGAAAGATAAACTGATTTCCAGAAATCCAGGCTGGAATGATGTTCTTACCAAAGCCGGAAAAGCACCTGGTTCTCGTGTGAAGAAAATCTAAATGGCAAGACAAAGAAAAACATCCAACGGCAACATTGGGATTGGTATGAGCGCAAAACAATTGCGTCGTAAAAAACCAATCAACTCTGAATTGATGGTGGATATTTCTCCACTTACAGACAATCAAAAAAGATTTTTTGATGAATATAAAAAAGGTAAGAATATTTTTGCCTATGGTGCTGCAGGTACAGGTAAAACTTTTGTAGGACTATACTTAGCACTTAAGGATGTTTTGGACGAGAGAACTCCTTATGATAAAGTTTATATTGTAAGATCTTTGGTTTCTACTCGTGAGATTGGTTTCCTTCCTGGAGATCATGAAGATAAGTCTTCATTGTATCAGATTCCTTATAAGAACATGTGTAAGTACATGTTTGAGTTGCCTTCTGACGCAGACTTTGAGATGCTCTACGGTAATCTCAAAGCTCAAGAAACAATCTCATTCTGGTCTACAAGTTTTATTCGTGGTACTACTCTAGACAATGCAATTGTTCTTGTTGATGAAATGCAAAACTTGAACTTTCACGAATTAGATAGTATAATTACTCGTATTGGTGAGAATAGTAAAATCTTATTTTGTGGTGACGCTACTCAATCAGATCTTGTTAAAACTCACGAAAAGAATGGTATTCTAGATTTTATGAAAATCATTCGTGCAATGGAATATGATTTTTCCAGTGTAGAATTTGGAGTTGATGATATTGTTCGTTCTGGACTTGTCAAAAACTACATTGTTACAAAGTTGGCTTTAGGTATGTAATGTTTGTTCATCTAGATTATTTAAAAGAAGAGCTTGATCTACAATCTGAAAATATTGAGGGTACGAGATTTTATCGTACCCCTTCTGGTAAGTTGTATCCTTCTATTACTTCTATTACCAGTTTTTATGGTAGACAAAAGTTTATTGACTGGCGTAAAAAAGTTGGTGAGGAAGAAGCCAATAAGATCACTAAGGTTGCAACAGATCGCGGAACTAAATTCCATGATATTGTTGAAAAGTATTTGTTAAATGAAGATATTGACAAATATAACCCACTTCCTGTAACGAAGTTTCTCTTTCTTGCTGCTAAACCCTATCTGGATCGTATAAATAATATACATGCTTTAGAAAAGTCACTATACAGTGACTACTTGGGACTTGCGGGCAGAGTAGATTGCATCGCTGAGTACGAAGGAGAGCTCGCAGTTATTGACTTTAAGACTTCAAAGAAAATAAAACCTGAAGAATGGATTGAAAATTACTTTGTCCAGGAAACAGCATATGCTTGCATGTATTATGAAATGACTGGTATTCCAGTCCAAAAACTGATTACTATTATGGTTGCTGACAACGGAGAATGTTTTGTCTATGAAAAAAGAAACAAAGGTCACTATATTAAACTTCTTACCAAATACATCAGAGAGTTCGTCGCTCATCATACCGAAACCCATGCAGAACAACACTGAAGATGTAAATTCACTCATTAAAGAAAAATTTCTCTGTCAGTCTAAGTTCGCACAAGACATTGAACATCTTGTGATGAGTTCAAAAATTAATTATATTGAAGCCATTGTCACTTATTGTGAAGAGAATGGTATTGAATTTGAATCTGTTTCAAAACTCATTTCAAAACCATTGAAAGAGAAATTAAAACACGAGGCAACTCAACTTAACTTCCTAAAGAAAACAAGTCGTGCTAAACTAGTATTCTGATGACGCCAATAGAGGTATACAAAACATACCTGGCATTCAAGAATCATTTCACTAAACCAAACTACGATTACTTTCAATATTGCGGAAAGTCCAGAGCTTCAAAAGAGTCCTTTAACAAAAGGAAAGATCGATATTTTTTTGAACGTATGTCTCGTCAGAAATCTGATGACGAGATCCGTCAATATTTCTTGGCTAATTTTGTAGAATGTGATGATCCTGCTAAACTTTGGATCGGTGAAATCATTGAGTCAGGTGAAAAAAATTATTCAAACTGGGTGAAAAGATCTCAAAGCCTCTACTATCTCTTCAAGACAGAGGCTGAAGTCTTTATCCATAAAGACAACTTCAATGAGTTATTTGAAGTTCGTGGATCATCTCACCCAGAAATCCTTAAAAAGTATTTGCAAAACGCTATATCCATAGAAACTTTTGTGATCATAGATATGATCCTCAATTTTTCTAAGAAATTTGATAAAAAACTCCTAGATCCTGTGTGGGAATCCGTCAGTTTACGCATCAAAAAATACAAATCGTTCCTAAATATTGATAAGGAAAAGTACACACAGACACTAAAGGAGATCGTATTGTGAGTGGATTTTTTCAATCCGAAATCGTAAGAGAAGCCATCAAAGAGATGGAAGAACTCCAACAACGAATTATTAAAGATACCTTCAAAGCTCCTCTCATGAATAGAGAAGAAAAGAAGGAACATGTAGAACTCATGAGAACTTTTCTAGAGAAACAGAAGAATCTTTACTTCCGTCTTTCGTTATCTGATGACCCAGAAGCACTTGAAATGAAAGAAAGAATTCAGGATGCTGCAGAGTTTCTTGGTTTTAAAGGTAATAATGTTAATGAGTTATTCTCAGAAATGGAAACAACTCTAGAAAGACTAGATAAAATCGCAGATATGTAATATGTCCTACCACTACAAGATCACCTCCACATATTGTTACCACAACGGTGAGATTGTAGACATGTATTTCATTAACGGAATTCCTTTTACATTTGATGATATTCCGTTAATTATGCAGGAAGATCCATACATACAGATAGAAGCAGAAAGTAATGAATATTATACTTCTGAAGACATGTATCGTTGGTCAAATTATTTGATTGACGAAGAATGTCATCCTCTTTTGTTTGAAATGCAACTGGAAAATCCAGAGGAAATGCCTAAAGACTAGGGCTTGACAACCCTTCTACCCTGCGGTAAGATAAAGTCGTCCCAAAGGCCAAATACACTCAATACGGAGAATACAAATGTCTTTTGCTGATCTCAAGAAACAGTCCCGTGCTGGTTCACTGACT